CACTGACTGCCGCCGACACGGTGGTCTTCTATGGTCCATTGATGTCTGTTGAGATGTATTTGCAGTGCATCGCCCGTGCTGACCGCAAGGGACAGGACAGCGATAAGGTAACCGTCGTGCACATCCAGAGCAGCCCGCTCGAGGTGCGTATGTTCAGCGCAATGGGGCGCAAGGTTGGCGACCACACCTTGTTGGTCGAGATGTTCGATCAGGAGATCAAAAGCAAAAAATAAAATGCCGCTTGCACCGGCTAGAAAAACCTGTATCATCGTAAAAACATTTACAGACACTTCGACAGGAGAAGAACATGTCTGATGTTGACGTCCCTATGGACAAGCTGGCCCGGGTCTACCGCAAGATGCAGACTCGAATTCAAGAGCTGACCGCAGCGTACGAGACGGAAGTCGAGGCGCTCAAGGCTCAGCAAGACACGATCAAGAACGCGCTCAAGGACAAGATGCTCACGCTCGGTGTGAAGTCAGTCAACACCGAAGAGGGCACCGTGATCCTTTCAACGAAGACCCGGTACCAGACGCAGGACTGGGACTCGTTCAAGCAGTTCATCATCGAGCATGACGCTGTCGACCTTCTCGAGAAGCGCATCGCTCAAACCAATATGGCGACGTTCTTGAAAGAGAATCCGTCGCTGTTTCCCCCCGGCCTGAACAGCAATACCGAGTTCAGCATTTCCGTTCGTAAACCCTCCCACAAGTAAGAGGAACTCATGAGCAATATCGCTCTATTCAACCCCAACCAAGCCCCCGCGTTTGCTCGTAAGGGGCTGTCCGAAACAGCTAAGGCTCTCGCTGGCGGTGGTGCCGGTGGCGGCAAGCGCATCTCGATCAAAGGTGGCGTGTTCCGGCTGCTCAACAACGGCAAAGAAATCGCGTCCATCGAGGAGCGGCATCTCGATATCGTGATCGTCAAGGCCGCGCCCAAAATCAATCGCGTGTTCTACGCGAAGTCCTATGATGCCGACACTGTTACCGGACCGGATTGCTGGTCGGCGGATGGTGAGAAGCCCAGCCCGGACAGTGCCAACAAGCAGGCAAGCCGCTGCTCCGAGTGCCCCAAGAACATCGCAGGTTCTGGACAAGGTAACAGCCGTGCTTGCCGCTACCAACAGCGTCTGGCGGTAGTGCTCGCCGATAGCGTAGAAGGCGATGTGATGCAGCTCACGCTTCCTGCCACGTCACTTTTTGGTAAAGCCGAGGGCGACAACCGCCCCTTGCAAGAGTACGCACGCTGGCTGGCCGCGCAGGACATCAGTCCTGAGACGGTCGTGACGCGTATGAAGTTCGACACCAAGTCTGAGTCGCCTAAGCTGTTCTTCAAAGCAATGCGCTGGCTGTCCGACGACGAGTACACCACGGTGGAAGAGAAAGGCGCGTCTGATGAAGCCGTTAAGGCGGTCACGATGACAGTCGCCAAGATGGACGCGGTGGCTCCGGCCATGCTCGAGGGCAAGCCGCCTGCCAAGACGCTGCCTAAGCCGGTGGAAGTTGCGGCAGAAGAAGAGGAGCCAGCGCCGCCCCCCGCGCCCAAGGCCAAGAAAGCTGCTAAGCCCGCCCCCGAGCCGGTGGTGGAGGAAGTTGACGAGCCGGAAGTGCGTACTGCCGCAGCGAAGAAGCCTACGGTTGAAGCCAAGTCCCCGCTGGCCGACATGGTCAGCGAGTGGGATGACGAGTGAATAAGGAGCTAGCCATGTACGTTATCCGTAAAGATGTCCCGTTGCCCCCGCGTCGTAGCGGACGCAAGTCGATGATCGAGACGAAGTATCCCTTCGGCAAAATGGAGGTTGGTGATTCGTTTGTTGTGAAGGTGCCGACTTCAAACATGAAGCGCGAGATGACTAGGCTGCGTGCAGTAGCCAGCGTTGCCCAGAAGCACTTCGGGTTTAAGTTCGCCCTGCGCCCTGTGGAGGCTGGCGTAGGTATTTGGCGCACTCAATAAAGGGTGGGGGGAAAGCGGCAACGTGAGTACCCCAACACAATGCCATACACATCAAACTTCATTGCCCGCATAAAGACGCAACCGGTCAATCTGATCGGCACACGCCTAGCTTTGTGGGCTATCTATCACGACATCTCCGCCACAAAGCTGGCTATGGCGATTGGTGCTACACGCCAGTCTGTCTATAACTGGATGAAAGGTGGCGGGGTGCTGCACGTATACGAAGCTCGCATACAGCGCTTGCTCGATTGCATGCAGAACTCTAAAACAACCGACGAGGCTTGGAAAAGAATATGCAAGGAATTCAACCTAAGAGCCTGACCAACGAAGAGTTAGTCAAGTACGCGTGGCTGTTGGACATGTCGACGGTGCCTGAGTGGGCGCAGGCGTGGATCATTGAGCTGAGCAAACGACTGGAAAAGTTTAACGACGCTGCATGCTAAAGGATAGGCATGAAACCGCTGGAGTTCCTTGCGGACGTTCTGCCGTCGCCCGGGCATGGGCTGTACTGCGTTGCAGAACTGAGCACTCGTAAGAAAAATCATCAATTCATTGCCACCCTTGAGGAGATCAAACCCCACGTTAAACAATGGCTAGGTAAGAAGTACAACATCTTCTTCGCACTGGCGACCTTCGACGAGAAGGTGCAGCACATGACGAGAGACCGGCGTACGGCGGTGAACGCTCGGTACGTCAAGTCGATCTTTCTGGACTTGGATGGCTATGAGTCCAAGAGGGCTGCAGCCGAGGCGTTGTCGGCGTTTCTGGATAAGACTGGGCTGAATCAGTTCGCGACGCCCCACGTCCTGTCATCCGGTGGCGGGCTGCATTGCTACTGGCCGCTGGACAAAGAAGCAGACATCGAGACTTGGAAGCCGATAGCTGAGAACTTGAAGCGCCTGTGCAGACAGGAGGGCATGCAGATCGATATGGCGGTGACCGCTGATGCGGCACGCGTACTGCGTATCCCCGGGACGTTCAACTTCAAAGACAAGTATCCAGAGCCGCGCCCGGTCAAGATGATGATCCAAGGCAGCGGGCCGATTGATCTTCTGCATTTCGGTGCCGCAGTCAGGGCGCTGCTGACGGATGCGTATGCGCCTGCCAGTAATGCGTTCGTTGCAGAGAAGGTCGACCTTCAAGGTACCCGTCCTAGCAAAGCCAGCACAAAACGCTCCGCGCTGGCTGAGGCGATGATGGGCAACAGCGTCACACGGTTCGAGACGATCTGGCTCAAGACAGAGCAGCAGGCTGGGTGCGGGCAGTTGCAGCACTACATCGATCACGCACAAGACGATGGGATGGAGCCGCTTTGGCGAGCACTGCTGTCTTGGACAAAGGTGTGCGAAGACGGCCCTGAGTACAGCGCGAAGCTTTCACAGTTGCACCCTTACGATCCAGACCGCATGCAACAGAAGCTGGCCGAGATCAAGGGGCCGTATCCCTGTATCAAGCTAGACAGCGAGAACCCGGGCGTGTGCCCCAAGTGCCCACACTGGGGGAAGATCACCAACGCTCTGGCGCTTGGGCGTGAGATTGTTGAGAGCACTGATGAGAAGGTATACGAGATCCCCCTGCACGCAACGCAGCAGGAAGTCGAGCCTGACGATGCTGTTGAGTATCTTGAGGACGGCATCACCAGCGATGCAGATGAAGAAGGTATCGCACACAACCGCCGCATTCGGCTAGCAAAACGGCCAAGCGCTCCTCGAGGATTCATCTACGGTAAGAACGGCGGTGTGTTTGCCGAGATCAAGGAGAAGGATGCGACAGGCGTCGTGATTAAGACGCAGGTGCCGGTGTTGTCCTACGATCTGTTTGTCGTAGACATGCTGCGCATGGAGGAGAAAGAACACTACGCCCACTTGATGGCGGTCAAGACTATCGGCCCAGCAGATGTCCCCTCGCAGCAGAGCGTGGAGTACACGCCCATCATCATGCCAAGCAAGGCGGTGGTCTCCAAAGACGAGCTGCTCAAGTGCCTTGCTACGCACAACATCTACGCTGAGCGGGGGGCTGCGATGGACCCGTATCTTTATGGCTACGTCAGGGCGTGTGTGGCTGAGTCAGCGCAGATGCGCAAAGCGGTGGACGTACCAACGCAGTTTGGTTGGCAAAAGAACGGCTCGTTTGTCTACAACAATCGGATCTTCCGGCCCGATGGTGCTGAGATTGCTGTGCCGATGCCGGGGCTGGAGAACATCAACGCTGCGACCAACAGCAAAGGCTCGCTGGAAGAGTGGCGTCGTCCGTGGGAATTGCTGGTAGCCCGGAAGATGCACACCATGCTGGCGTTGTGCGTTGACTCGTTTGGCTCGACGTTGATGCACTTCTCAGAATACGAAGGCTTTGTCTGGCACGTCGGCTCAACCGAGTCGGGCACGGGTAAGTCGCTGACGCTCAGCTTGAAGGCTGGCGTGTGGGGGCACCCGCTACGGTACAGGACTGGGAAGGGCACGTCGCTCGTCGCCCTGCAACAGAGAGCCGGTCTGCTCAACAGTCTGCCGCTCTTGATCGACGAGATCACCACCAAAGCCCGCAACGACACAGAGTGGGCGTCAGCTTTTATCTTCGACACGGCGGAGGGCAAAGGCAAGGAACGGATGGAATCAGGTGCCAATAAGGAGCGCATCAACAACACGACATGGTCGCTGACGGCAACCACCACGGCTAACGTGCACATGAGCGATGTACTGCTGAGTACTCGAGAGCATGCCGCTCACGGCGAGATGATGCGCCTGCTGGAGTGGAACCCATCGGAAGAGCTGGTCTTCAATGACTTAGAGCGCAACACGCTGAAGCTTCTTAGGCGGAACTACGGGGTGGCAGGTGAAGCGTGGGTTCGCTGGGTCGTTACCAATCAGTCTACGGTGCGCAAGGTCTGGACTGAGACACACGAGATGCTGCGCAAGGTGATGAAGTTCAGCGATGAGGAGCGGTACTGGCACGCAGGTTGTACGTCAGACGTCACAGCTGCAATCATCCTTGGCCCTAACTACGCCAACATCTTGGCCGTGCCTGTACATGGCGTGATTGACGCACTGCTGAAGTTGGTGGATCACGCTCGCTCGACGCATGCCAGAGCGCGGCGGTCTGCCGAGGATGTGCTGAACACCTATACCCGGGAGTTCTACGGGAAGTTTGTGGTGATCCGCCGTGGGGAGGACGACAAGTTTGTGACCGAGTGGAACATGAGTGCTGAGGGCAAGACCAGCACCCGCAATACGGTGCTGGGGCGCATCGAACACGGCTCAACGCATCCGGACTACATCGAGTACTTCATCGAAGAACAACTGCTGCGCAAGCACTGCGCGTCCATGTCGTTTGGTTATGCAGACTTCAAGAACAAGATGGAAGCGGCACAGAAATCAGGAGGATACGAAGTACGCTTCGGCATTAAGAAAGACATGCTGGCAAGAACCGATGGTCCTGCACTACGCGTGACCTGCATGCACCTGCGCCTACGGAAAGAAAAGGTGAACAGTGAAGGTTACGTTTCCGTGGAACAAGACTGAACCCGGACAAGGCTTCTTCGTGCCTTGTCTTGACGTAGACCGCATTCGAGAACTCGGACTGCGGGCTGCGATTCCTTACCGAGTCAACGCCACTGCCACACCCGGGATCCGGGGTGGCAAGCTTGGCGTCTGGTTCTACATCAAGCCGCTAGCAGTCGCACCCGCTTCGAGTACTCAATCTCCTGCTGCTTGATCTTCTCAATCTGCTCACGCTTCTCTGCGCCGGTCAGGTTGGGGTTGGCAGCAATCATTCGCTTGTACTGCGCGAACTCCCCCATCTGCTGGCGGAACGACCCGCCGGTAGACGCTAGCGCAATCTCACGGGAGAACTTATTGGCGTACTCACGAGCCGCTTCAGGGTCTGACTTAGCCAAGTTTTTGTACGTCATCGCCGCCTGCTGATACTTGGCGACTTCGTCAAACACAGCGTTGACCATCCCCCGCCCGGTGGTGGGCTGGAAGGCAGCACCAATGACCGGCACTTCATTCAGTGACATATCAGGCTTCTCGACATCCGTCCGTCCAGACAGAGGCCGCAGCGCCATGTTTGCCATCGACGCCACCATGATCCCCAAGCTGCCGGTGTAGCTACGCACCAAGTGATCGATCTGAACCGGAGACAGAACGCCAAACTTTCCGAGCAACTTCGCCAGCTCCGTCGTGCCCGTACGGTAGCGTTGATCTACGTCCATGCTGCGCTCGTGTGCCGTCTCGATAGGCTGATCGCTGTACATGTTGTAGTTGAACATGACCTCGAGCGGTCCCTTGAGCGCCGTCGGGATACCAAACGGCGAAGACATGTAAATCTGTTTCGCCAACGCCTTGGCCGCTTCGCTGGCCTTCTTATCGCCGAATGCCGTATTGACAAGCGCCTCTGGGATGGACTTGAAGATCAGGCCCAATTCAAACGGGATCGGCACTCGAACCGTATGCTCGGTACCCGGCACCCGGACAAACCAATTGCCGTAGCGCTCTTCAGGCGTGGCGTTCTTGTACGTCTCGTCGTCTTCCATCATCAGCGCGTACACCATCGTACTTACCGCCATCATGGCACCGCGCTTGAGCAACGCGTTACGAGCGTTCAGCTTTTCTTCAAACGTGGTCTGGCCGCGAAGTGCCCGGTAGGCGGCATCAAGACCTTGGATCTGTGCGTTGAAGAACGGCGTCAACTGTGCCAGCCAGTGCAAGCTAGCGCTGGTGCCCCGCCGGGAGAAGTTCATCGTCTCGGCAGTGTTGAGGAGCGCTTCGACATGGCTCATGCCGCGCTTACGGAAGTCGTCATACAGCACGGCGCGAGTCGCCGCTTCCCCTTGCATAGCCAGCTCATCGAACTTCGTTATGATCTGGGAGAACTTACTGGGTGTAGACGTAAGCTCCCGCAGCATTTCAACAACACCTTCGGAATCACCGCTGTAGACGTTGTTGCCGATGACTGCCGCCTGCTTGAGCGTGATCTGAGTCTGGCTCGGGTTGGTCATGCCCCGGTACAGCTCTTTCCACGTACTGACCACAGGCACGAAGTTGCCGCCTGTAGTCAGCCAAGCATGCATCGGGTCACGGATGGTTTGCCGCAGCGTGTAGATCGGGACACGACGGACAGCTTTGCGCAAGACGTTGGCGGGGAAAGCCAGCGCTTTGACGAGTGCAGGGATCGCAGTCTTCACGCCCTGCAGACCTTGGAGCATCAAGTCTTCAGGAACCCCAGCCACCTTAAACGCATCGGTGTCTGCAGCAAACCAATAATCTTTCCCGTCTTGTTTGAAGCGCAGCTTGCCTTCCGGCGGTTGTTTGCCTTCCTTCACGCCGTGAATCTTGCCCAGCTCCATGTCTTGGAACATGTAGGCGGTGTTGGTGTGCTGCATGTTCTTGAGCGCCATGCTCATGAGCAATGACGTGTTCTGCGCCATGCTGGCAAAAAACGGCAGGATTTGCTGCTCACCGCCGACCAACTCTTTAAGGTACGGCTGATCAATAATGTTGCCTACACGTACGGGGCGTGATCCGCCCAGCATCAACTCGACCACCCCGTTGTTGTTTACTCGGTAGAAGCCAACGTAGTCACCCTTAGCAAGCTCATCTGCAGTGGCCTTGCTGAGTGTGCCGGTCTGCACTTGGAGATCAAGCAGTCGCCGGTTGTAGTGTCGGTAAATCTCGCGGGCTTCCTCAAACGCATCTTTAACGGTGGGGTTGGCTTTCAACATCTGCTCAAGATCCGCCAGTTCCTGCGCGGTAGGCGGAGTCTTGAAATTCAGTTTGTCTAAACCTACTCCATCCTGCTTGGCGCGAAGTGACGCCATCCACAACGTGAACGTGCGTTCAACGGCTTGCTGGTCGCCCAGAGCGGAAGCTTTGCCGAGCGCCTTGGCGATGGCACGTGCATTGACCTTCTCGTCCCCGCCCTCGATGTTGCGGATCCCCGCAGCATCTTTCTTCAATTCCGGCACACCGTTGATCAGCGCCGAGTTGGTGTACTCCTGCATGTTGCTGAAGAGCCGCATGTAAACCTGCATCTGCAGCGCTTGCGCTTCTTTGACTTTGCCCTTGGCAACGCCCTGTTTCATGAGTGCCTCGACAGGTGCCCACTGATCGGCAATGAACGTGCGCAAGCGCAGTCCCGTCAGATTTGCCATGACTTTGTCGCCAAGCGTAGCGTTCCGAGCAATGGTGCGGTTCACCATGTCGGCGATGCTCTTGGGCACAGAGGCCGAGAAGTTCGACTGAGTGCCGGGGAAGACACCACGCATGATCGAGGCCAGCCGCTCATCTTTACCTACAGACGTCGTGCTCGGACTGAACATGGCAAACGCCTGCTCGAGCGCCTTGTCAGACAGAGTCTTCGGCTCGATGCCCAGCATGCGAAGGAAGCCTTCATAAATACGGCGCAGCAACCCAGCGGTCTGGTTGATCTTGTCGCGTACCTGTTGGTTTGAGAGCAGCTCGGACACGAACTCTTTGAAGCTGACGTTGCCGTACTCGTCCTTGAACTCTGTCCGCCCCTGCATCTTGGCGTAGAGCTTCTCGAGAGCGTCCCGTGCCGCGAGCTGTTCTTTGGTGGGGACAAAGGGGGCTTCTTTCTCGGTAGTGCCTTTGGCCTCCCCTTGCTTTGCCGCCTCGGACATGACGGCGCGTTGTGAAGCGTTGATCGCAGACTGCAGTTTCTTCAGCCCGCCGTTCTCGAGCATCTCAGTAACGGCGTCATCGCTGACGTCGTTGTACTCCATCCGCTCAAGAAAACCGCGCAAATCACCGTCGGCAACGTCAAGTGAAGTGTAGGCATCAAGGTCTAACGCAGGAGCAAGTTTGTTCGCCGCTTTAACCCAATCCCTCCAAGCGTCGAGCATGTTGAAGAACATCTTCTCTTGCGCCGCCAGCGACATGTTCTCGGTAATGTTGGGCAACTTCAACGCCGTAAGCCCGGTCACAGCGCCTTTCAAGAACTGCCGACGGGTCATACCGCTTCCAGCTTCATAGCTGGCAACAGCATACGTAGCTGCATGCCCCGCTTCGTGCAGGAGATCTTCCTCAGTCAGCGCGTCTTTATTGAGCGTGACTGTGTCGGTGTTCGGGCTGTATTCGCCGCCTTTGCCTTCGAGTGATGCCGTCTCAAGCTTCGTGTTCTCTACCATCGGCAGGAGTTGCTTGGCGACCATCCGAACAAACGGCGTAGAGCCATTCTTTGCCAAGGATTCCAGCGCCCCCTTCAGGTCGCCCTTGCCGACGGCGACAGCAGTCGTGTCATCCAGCGGCGTGTTCTCCCGGGCTGCGTAGTCGTGAGAAAGAATACGGTCAAGGGGATCTGATACGCCTTCCGCTACAGTCTTAGCAAGTTTGGCCTGTTCTGCTGCTGTAGCCGGTCGCCGCAGACCCGCGCGGTCCTCCGCTTCCGCCTGCATACGCAGAATCTCGTACTCAAGCTCATCAGTTTCGAGCGCACTCAGATCGCTATCAAACTGGGTCTTGACATATCGCAACAAAGAATTGCGGTAGCTAATCTCGTTTGCCTCAATTGCTTCACGCCGTTCTTGTGCTTCTGTCAGAGCTTTAGCCGCAGAAGGCATCCGCCCTTCAGTTACCCGCCCGGTGCGTACATCAACGAGCGTCTGACCGCTACGGGATTCGCGTTGCGTCTTCGCAATCGTGGCAACTTCTTCGGCAGTCTCGAGCGGTCCTTCTTCGCCAATTCGACGCTGCAAGTCCAACGTACTTTGCAGTTGTGCGGCTCGCTTCTCTGACGGCTTAGCAACACCTCGGATAGCGCGAATCTCAACCTGCAACTTCTGGATAGCGGCATCAAATTGCGCGGTTAGCGCCTTCACGCCCTCTTCTCTCTTGGCTTCAATGACCTGCTCGCGTGTCTTCGTGCCAGCAGCAATCGCCTCTTTCTCATCTTTAGTGAACCGGAAGTGCGTCGTCTGCTCGCGCTTCTTGTCGATGGCGGTCTGTTTATCTGCCACCAACTGATCCAATCGTTGCTGCAACGCCGCGATTTCTTCCCGCTCTTTCTTGCTGCGCTTCTCAAAAGACACACGTGTCTTGGCTTCGGCTTCTCGTGCAAGCCGTTCGTTCTCTGCCTTGATATCGGCTTGAGTTTTGGCTTGTGCTTTAGCCCGAAGTTCCGAAATACTGACGGGCTTTTGATCGCCCTTAGTTTGCGCCAGTTCCCGACGCAACTCAGCAAGCTGCTTGTCAATCGGCTTAAGTTGTTCCCGTTTGGC